CATATGCGAACTATGGCTAGATTGATGAGTGGTGCTGGTGGAAAAAGAAAGCGGACATTCGGTCAAGCTCACAGGATCGCAATGAGAAGAAGTGGCAGATGAACGGATTTACAACTTCCTCTACATTAGCTGAAATGATAAACAAAAGGTCGTTGCGAAAGAGAAGAAGAAATGTCAAAAAAAAGAAAAAGAAGAAACGTTCCAAAAGATAAAAAGACAGGTATTCCTAAGAAATACTTGTCAGGTCTAAAAGGCTCAAAACGAACAAGAAGAGCTAGACTGATTAAGAAAGTTGCATCTATTTACAAATCAGGTGGCTTTATACCTAGATCCTTACTTAGAAGCAGAACGAGGGCATAATGGCTAGAAAATTTAGGAGACCACTATCAGCGGCTACACAAGCAACTTTAAGAAGAAAAGCAAAAAAATCAAAATTATTTAATTATTCAGACTTAAAAGCCATTTATAGGAGAGGTCAAGGGGCTTTTTTGGCCAGTGGATCGAGGAGAGTTCCGATGGCTGCATGGTCTATGGCTAGAGTAAACAAAATGATCTCTAGAGGTAGGTCTAGCACTTTTGATAAAGATATAGTAAGAAGAGCAGTAAAAAGAAAAAGAAGATAATTTTATGGCAACAGCAAGTCAAAAAAATAAAGAGCAACTGATCCGTATAGAAGGTGAGATAGCACTTCTTAAACACGAAATACAAACGATTCGTGGAAACCATCTTGCACATTTAGATCAAAGAGTTTCTCGAATGGAAAAAGTTATGTGGTCTATTTGTTTAATTGCTGTTACGCATCTACTCTACACAGTCCTCAACTAAATTTGCTTTTATTCACAATTCGCCTTATAGTAGAGTTCTATGAAGAGGATATTAGTAATTAGTGATTTGCATTTGCCATATCAACATCAAGATTCATTTTGTTTTTTAAAAGAAATTAAAAAAGAATATAAGCCTGATTTCATAATTAATATTGGTGATCTATTAGACTTCCATGCAATCAATATGCACACCCATGATCCTGATCTTTACTCGGCAGGGATGGAGCTTGATAAATCAAAAGAATACATAAAAGAACTGGAGTCTATGTTTCCTAAAATGATTGAGGTAGATTCTAATCACTCTAGCTTAGTTTATAGACGAGCTTTGAAATATGGCATGAGCAGACAATTTTTAAAACCATATGGCGACTTTCTTGGAACTAAAAAATGGAAGTGGGTCGATGATTTAACTATTACTATGTCTAACGGACAAAGGTGTTTTTTTACTCATGGGAGAAGTGCGGATATATTAAAGGTCTCTCAAGCTATGGGTATGTCGGCAGTACAAGGCCATTATCATACTAAATTTGTTATATCTTGGTGGGCTAACCCTGATAACCTATTTTTTGGTATGAATGTAGGTTGTATGATCAATCAAAAAAGTCTTGCTTTTGCATATGCTAAAAACTTTAAAACAAGGTTCATTTTGGGTTGTGGAGTAATAATTGATGGAATACCACGTCTTTTACCAATGGTCTTGAATAATAAAGGCAGATGGATTAATAAGCTAGTATGACCATCAAAAAAGACCCTCCTGAAAGCAAAATAAAGCCTTTTAAGAGGCGATCAGCACTTGATAAGCAAATAGGGGGCAGTCATTACAAATCGAAGTCTGTGGGCGGTATAGACCCCATAGAATTGATTGTAGCTCATAACCTAGATTTTATTGATGGTAATATAGTCAAATATGCAGTAAGAAAAAAAGATTATGAAAGCAATAGAGAGAGATACGAGAAAATTAAACACTATTGCGAGTTGGCATTGGAGTTGAAATGTGGTTCACGTTAGGTAAATTAGCACTCAAAACAGGCACAGAGATATATAAAAATAAAAAACGAGCAAAGCTATTAGAAAGCGAAGCGGAAGTTAAACATTTAGAAAGAGTTGTAGCTGGTGAGATTGAACATAAAAAAGTTACGATTGCTGCACAGCAAGGGGACTGGAAAGACGAATTTTGTTTGATATTAATTTCGATTCCTTTGCTTTTATTAGCTTGGTCTGTATTTAGTGACGACCCTAATATTCAAGCAAAAATAGATATATTTTTTGATAAGTTTTCAAACCTGCCTACTTTCTACCAGGCTCTTGTAGTGGGATCTTTTTCAACGATTCTTGGAGTTCGTGGAGTATCTGCATTTAAAAAAAAATAATTAACTAACCTTAGAATTGTGTTAAGATTATTTAATGAACGTAAAAGATTATATTTATTGTGAAGCACAATTCTTTTTTGCACCTTTAGAGAAAGACGAACCTTTAGGCAAAGCAATATCTATATCCTTTATTGATATCTTTCCTAAATTTGATCATAAAGAAAAAATACTTAAAAATTTTGAAGAGAATGGCCTGGTGCTATTAGACTATGAAATTACTTACAGGCCAATGAAAAATAGTGAACTTAATGACTATGAACTAGAAAATGTCACTAAGCATTAAAATATAATAGCACCTAATACAAAACCAGCTACAAAGCATATCCACTCTCGTCTGTAGTGAAGCTCGATAGCTTTCCAGTCGCTTTTTGTTTTTCCAAATATCATCATAACCTCTCCTTACCAAATAATTGAAGCTCTCTTTTTAGCTCTGATTGTAAAAGAGATATTTCAGTATTCTTATTATTATATGAAAGTTTAGAAGATAGATAGTATTTATCTGCATTGTCGACTAGTTTTTTTGCAGCAAGATACTCCCTGTCTTGCATTAATAATACTTCTATTTCTTTTTGAGACCTTTTTACAACGTCGTTTTTAAGCTCTAGGTATTTTTTAGCATATACCTGTTTTAGCTCAGTCTCTCTATCTACTTTAAGACCATACCACTTATTGTAAGTAGCTGATAAGTCTTGAAGCTCTCTCATCAACTCACTTACATTTAAGTGTAGATAATCTTCAGAATGGGATCTTGTCGTCAAGTTCTTCATCCTGTTCATTGTTCATCATTTCCCTGTCTATTTTTTCTAAATCCTCTTGAGTAATAGGTTTAGCATTATCAGGGGCAAATGTTTGAGGTGCTACTGCTGGAACTGACTCCGCAACAGTTTTAAATCCTGCACCTATATTGCCTCGTTTTTGATATGGTCTTTTTAACCTAAATACTTCAATCAGTTCTTCGTCAGCTCCATACTTAGGAGTCTTGAAAGGTTGTTGAATTACATATTCCTTTGACATTTCCCAACCTTGCTGCACGTAATTTTGTATTTGCGGTTGATTATACCAATCCATCGGCATTTGAGATGGTTTGAACTTCCTGCTAGTTACACTGCATTTATAAACTATCTCAGTTAGTTTTCTCTGATATTGGGCAATTGGAGCTTTCATACCAGTCGCATATATATTGTTTGATTTACAAGCTATATATGGGTCTTTGCTTTTCTTTTGCATATTTTACCTTTTTTTTAGTTGTTGTTTATATTTTTTTGTTTGCTCATCAAATAATTTACTTGATTTGTAAGCAGACAATAATCCTAAAAAAGCTCTATGGTGCTGGGCTTTACTTACCACTCTTCTTACCTCTATTTTAGAGCCATCTTTAGGAAGTCTTACAATACACATACGATCAATTTTTTTACCTGTTTGTTTTTCATATGCATATTTATATCCATGTACTTGGTGAAAGGCAGACACAAAAATACCATTACTAGTTTTTATGTCTATCAACCAAACCAAGCCCTCCTTGTCTTTTGCTAGTAAATCAAGTGTACCTGCAAACCCACCAGGCAAAAACACTATTTTTTCAGAAGCAACTAACGTGAAGCCATTATCGTTCCACCACTTAACGAATTTTTGAAAGCAATCTTTTATTACAGGGTCGCTTGGTTCTTTATATGAAATACCTTTTACAAATTTTTCACATAATCCATGTACTATTTTACCTGTAGAAAAGACGTTTGTTTGTTTATCATTTGCTCTAGACTCAGCTCTATCAAATATTTTTTGTATTACATCGTCTGACAAATGTTCCTCTAATTGAACTTTTATATTATCTTTGACCTCTCTTACCTTCCAGTTAAGTAAGGCAGGTTTATTAAGCATATCTAAAATTGAAGATACACCTATTATATACTCGCCATCTACTAAATATTTATGAGATGCGTTTTTAAAGGTCATATTATAACCATTCTCTAGTTTTATTGTTTTGTCACCTTGATCAGGCATTACCACTCCTTCCTGTGTTTAATTGGTTTTAGTAACCATTTTATTGTTGTGCTTAGTGTTGTTGCTAATTGATTTAATCGCCAGGTAGATAGCTCGTTATCACCTTTCTCGTACTTTTGCTGCTGTTGAAATGTTACGTTTAAACCTCGTGCAACTTTTGACTGACTCATACCACGAATCACTCTACCAAGTTTAACTCTTTTACCAAGCACCTTGTTAAAGTTATCCCTTGATTTACCATTCATATGATATTTGTTTTTAGCGACCTCAAGCTCCTCTTGAGCCTTCTTAACTTTTAGTTTCCATACTTTCTGTCTCACTTATCCTCCTTAATTTAAAATATTGTGATTGCGACCTTCCATGCATTTTCTATACATATGCGTGTAAAGAGTCTCAGCTTTAGGATTAGTAATCCAAAAGTTAATACGTCTAAACTTGCTAACTTTCTTCTCACTATCTTTAGCCTTCCATTCACAATTGTGTAAATCGTAATCTATGTTTTGTGCGTTTGATTTTTCAAACTTTGATACTCCTACCGAATCAACAATTGGAGTGTATTTACTGCATCCTTGCGTTAGGGTCAAAAGAACCCCTATCATTATTATCCTTTTTAACATTTTGTTTCCCTTCTTAGTTTATGTCATTACTTTATATCCCTGCAATTTGAATGCTAATTTTTTTCTCTGTTCCCTTTTAGCAATCAACTTTCTCTCAATACTTTTCTCTTGCTCTAATATTTTAAAGTATTGATTACTTTGCTTGAGATTTTTTATCGTATTTATTTGTGGCATTTGCCCTCTCCGTTAAGAAGTTAGTTACATGATTTCCTAAATAACTAACCTCGTTGTTAACAACACTAGCAAGTGTTGTATTTGGTTTATATTTACCAAATCTCTTTTTAAAGTATTTAGGCCAGTCTTTAGCCTTACCTTTAAATATTGATATTACTCTAGGCATTTAACTCTTTCATTTTTAAATCGTTATACTTATCAGTAAGTTCTCTAAGTTTACTTTTAAGGAGTTTGTTTTGATTTTCATAATACTCCAGTGAGTCAGCAGCTTGGTTTATTATCAAGATATCTTCTTTTTTAAATAGAATACCACTGCTTGTGCTAGGACTCATAGCAGCTATTTTAAAGTTTAGATCTGCTTTTTTAGTACTCATAGTTTCCTCCGTTAGTTTTTTTATTATCCATAACTAAGTCGTACCTGAGTTGTAATCGTTTGTAAAGCAAAATAAAGCGGTGAGTTGTACTTTATATATGTAAAAACCTAGTA